GTTAAATAAGCTAAGAATTTCGGGTCAATAATGACCAGGTTAATACTATTTGAACATATCCCAAGATAAACTCTCTCAAGAGTTTAATTTTGGGGGTTGTTCATTAGTTTTTAACTTTTTATCAATAATAATCTTAAATTTATTAATGATAAAATCTAAATTAGTATCTATTGCATATTCCCATTTATTTTGGTTTAATCCATAATATTTGGGTAACATTAGATCTAATTCAGAAGGTTCATAAAGGACTAATGCAATTGACTTTTTCCATAATTTTCCAAGATGGATCATCGCATCGGATTTATTCCTATGCATTGATACTATCTTATCAAAATTATTTAATCTCATACCAAGGGCAGAATCAATTAAAGAAATTGATTCTTCATTGTAATCTTTAATTAACTTTTTAAGGTTATTTAAATGATTATAATATCCCTTGATTAGAGGTCAATCTGATAATACATTTAAATCAATAAACTCTTCTTGAAATTTCTTTTCAAAAATTGTATATTGGTTAAGTATATCAGAGGAAACTTTTGCAGCTTCATTTTCAAGTCCATCAGATATAATCCCCTTCATATATGAAGGAAATTGGTTATATGATGGAAGTGTGAAACTATCATAAGGATTTTTACTCATGATGTAATTTCTAAATTCATCATAGGTTAAATACCCATATGAAAATCTCATACTAAAATGAAAATCATACAATAAATTATAAATATGCTTTCAAGAATGATTTCTCACTCTTTTAAGTAATTTATAAGGTAATTTATCATATAATTTGGCTACAAGATCAAGTACTGTACCTTGTTGTATTGGATTTCTACTTAAATAATTAAGTATTTCTCCATATACAATAAAGGGATTATTCCAATTTTGGAATAATCCTTTAAGAGGTACACCTGAGATTTCTTTTCCATTTTTGATTCATCTCTTCGCAAATTCATATGTATCAGTTGATACATATGTCTTTGTTGGAGATATATCAACTCCTCACCTAGTCATTAAAGTTATATATTTATTAGCAACTTTATCGTTTTTAATAACAATATCGTCACCTAATAATATATAATCTTTAAAATCTACTATACCACATAAATATGCGGCATAATGGACTACTAGATGATGAGTAATAGTAAAGACAGCTCAAGAACTGTAAGCTCCCATAGGTTGACCAACAGAATACCTAAGGTATTCTGTTGACTCACCTACTTGGAAATTCCTATTTATTAATAAGGATTTTCAAGATTGAGCAAAATCAAAATCATTATTATATATGTATAATAGTAATTTTGATTGTAACTCAATTGGAAATCTATCAGTTGCACTTGACAAGTCAAGGGAATAGAATCTTTCTTGATTAATTGTTCATGAATGTTTAGGATCTTGAGTAAAAGTCCTATCACTTGGAAAATTCTTAAGTAATTTAAGAATTCTTTCATGAATAGGTTTAAGAGTAAATTGTGATGTGTAATCTAACATTGCAATTACTCTTAACTTTAATTCAGGATCTTGAACTATAGAAAGTTTTCCAGTTGATCTTTTTAATGGATCAATTGATCTTTCTAAATTTCATGAATAATTATATAAAGGTGAAAGTGATTTACTAAAGTAATCACCTACTATTTTACAAATGTAATCCAATTGAGGATAACTTAATAAAATAATAGATCATAATGATGAGTATGTAGATGGTCCATTAGGACTACCTTTCATACTAACATAATGATCTTCATCTTTATATTCAGGTTTATTTGACTGAAGATTAAATTTAATAACAAAATCTTTAATAAAAGATTTAGGTATAGTATATACCTTTCCTTTATACGGATTTGTTATTGAAGAAAAGTCAGGTTTAATACCTTTCTTTTCCTTCTTTGTTGGAATAATTGAACGAGTATAACCTAAAATTGTAAAAACAATTCTAAGTTCATCTTGTTTAATTAATTCTTTCAAAAGATTTAATCTTTTAGGAAAATAATCCTGATCAAGAGAGACTAATTCAC